AAATGGGTTTTTCTAAAATTTCAAAAACAGCGAAATCGGATTGTTTTGAGCACTTTCAAAAAAATAAACCCAGTGTTCAAGCCACAAAAAAAAATGAAAAAACATGGTTCGGAAATTTTCACAAAATCGGACGCGATCAATTTATTATCGGAAATTAAATGAAATTCAATCGAATAATTGAATTAAGCGACGAAGGTATTAACCTCGCATCGAAGCTAGATGCCGGTCAGTTAGACGACATCGGAAAGGCTGTTGCAAAAGGTTACCGTGACGATCTCGATTCGCGTCGTGAGTGGGAAAGCCGAAATGCCGACGCACTAAAACTTGCGATGCAGTATTACGAACGCAAGTCGTGGCCGTGGGAAGGCGCATCCAATGTTCGTTACCCATTGATCACCACAACCGCGATGCAATACAACGCCCGCGCATACCCTGCACTGGTGCCGGGGCGTGAAGTTGTGAAGATCAAGACCTTCGATGGCAAGAAGGACGAAGGGTTGTTGATGATGGAAAAGGCGTTGAACTGGGCCATCATGGAAGAGTCGAGTGAGTGGGAAGAAGAAACCGATAAATTGCTTATGATTCAGCCACTTATCGGCTTTGTCGTGAAGAAGATTTTCTTCGATCCGCAGCAGCAGCGCGTTCGATCCCAAGTTGTCCTGCCGCAGAACTTCGTCGTCGATTACTACGCGAAGTCTCTTGAGTCAGCGGCGCGTAAGACGCACGTTTTGTCGTACACACCAAACGAAATGGAAGAGATGTTTCGCCTCGATTGGTTTCGGCGCGTTGAGATGGGGCCGGTTGATCGTGAGGTGCGCGATTTTCACAGCGCAGTCGATGAGGTACACGGATTCCAGCGACCGTCAATGTCGGAAGAGTGTGTTGTGCTTGAACAGCACTGCTGGCTCGATCTCGATGACGACGGTTATGCAGAACCTTATGTTGTTCATATTCTTGAAAAGAATGACGAAGTTCTAAGAATTTTTCCACGGTTCCAAAAAGTATTTTATGCACGTCAAGGAGACGTGATCGAAGGAACAAACACCGACTTAATAAAAATGGGCTACAAGATAGCCCGCATACAACCAGAAGAATATTTTGTTAAGTACGGATTCATACCGTCCCCTGATGGTTCCATCTACGATATCGGTCTGGGGGTTCTGCTTGCGCCGGGGAACGAAGCCGTCAACTCCCTCCTTAACCAGTTGATCGATGCGGGTACACTTTCCAATGTTCAAGGTGGACTGTTGTCTCGCGGCATTCGCATCCGAAGCGGCGACATCGACATCCAACCGGGCCGCTGGCATCGCACTGATGCTGATGCGGAAGAACTGGCAAAAGGCATTTATCCGTGGCCGATTAAGGAACCATCGGGGACACTATTTTCATTGTTAGGTTTGTTGATTGATGCGGGTCAGCAAGTGGGTTCTGTCAGCGAAGCAATGATGGGCGCAATGCCCGGTCAGAACACCGCAGCGACGACCATGATGGCTTCTCTTGAACAAGGCATGCAAGTGTTTAGTGCGATTTACAAGCGCACGTTCCGCTCGATGTCGAAAGAGTTTCGGCAGTGGTTTGATCTCACCATTCGTTTCGTTGATCCATCGATGGCCAACAAACTTAAAGGTCAGATAGTGCCGGTAGCTGATCCCAACATTGTCTCGTCAACCCAACGAATGATGAAGGCACAGGCGTTGGTTGAAAGAGCGACTGTCGCGCCAAACCTTTACGGAAATGAAGGTTTGATCGAAGCAGAACGACGTTTCCTTGAAGCATTGCAAGTCGAAAACATCGAGGCGCTATTGCATCCGGGTGAATTTGATCAGCAACAGGCACAAGCAATACAAGAGCAGACCCAAGCTGTGATGCAGACTGAACAGGATAAATCACAACGCGAATGGACAAGAACGCTGGCGAACGCGAAGAAAGATGAAGCAACTATCGTCAGCAAACAGATAGATGATGAGGTGAAGGTGCATGAAGCGCAGGTTGCGGAATTCAAGGTCAAGAGTGACTTTGAAATCGACAAAGCCAAACTCGCGCTCGATGCGGTGAAGGGTGGTAATGGACAGGGATGAAATTCAACTGTGGCTGGCTTCGCCGGTCACAACGTTGTTGCTGAGTCTGATGGAAGATCGGAAGACTCAGATTTTAAGTCGGCTGGTTGGCGGGGGCATCGAGACAATGCCCGACTACGCCAAATTGGTCGGCGAATTCCGAGGTCTCACAGACCTACAAACCATGATTGAGGAAATTGAACATGAGGGTTCAGCCAGTAGGAGAGAAGTTAGTAGTCAAGCCGCTCAAATCGGAGCGGGTTACTGAAGGGGGAATTCTTATTCCCGAATCAGAAGCGGAGAAGTATGACATTGCCGCTGTTAAGGCCAAAGTAATTGCAATTGGGCCTTTGGCGTTTGAAGCAGAGAAGCAACATGAGAAATCGTTTGGTGTTCATATCGATGCGATACCCCGTGTTGGTTCAACTGTTGCAATGGCGAAGTATGCCGGGTACGAAATCAAAGTTGGCGCGGATACTTTGCGAGTCGTGACCGACCAAGACATCACTGCAATTCTGGAGGAAGAGAATGAGTGACGAAAAGACTGTCGAAGAGGTCGCTCAAGAAATGGGTTGGGCCGATAAGGATGGTTGGCAGGGTGATCCTGATCAATGGAAACCAGCAGTAGATTTTATTCGTGATACGCAAAGCATTTCGCAAGACAAGGGCAGTGAAATTGTTTCTTTGAAGAAACAACTTGATGGCTTGACGGGTGAAATGCGAAGCATGGGCATTAACCAAGCGCGACAGATTAAGGAAGCGACTGACGCCGCTAGAGAACGATTGTTGTCTGAACGCTCTCAAGCGGTTGTAGAAGGTGATACCGAGAAGTTCGGTGAAGTTGAGCGACAGCTTCAACAAATAAATTCACATCCATCTGATCCGTTAGTAGAACGTCGTGCGGCTGAATTTCAGCAGGGCATGGTGGATTTTACGCAACGGAACCCTTGGTACGCCACTGATAAATCGATGGCGGCGTTTGCAAACATGTACGGGGAATCACTAGCGAAGGCTAATCCGAATATCCCGCATGAGGAATATTACGCTTCAATTGAAGACGTTGTTCGGTCGCAGTTTGCACACAAGGTTGCTAATGACAAACGTTTAGCACCAGCCGCAGTCTCGCCCGATAAACCGGCCTCGAATAAATCAAGTTCTTGGGCTGAATTGAAGAGTGTTTATCCAGAAGCAGAAGCTACTTTTGATGATTTAGTTAAACGAAAGATTTTTAAGAATGATGAACGTGAAAGCTACGCGAAACAGGTTTTGGCAGTGTAAACACACGTCATTTTTGAAATAGCATGAGCCGCCTCTGGGCGGTTTTTTTATGAGGAAAAAAAATGGTCGCACGAGGAAGAGCGGAAAAAGAACCTGTTCGCAAGAGGAACAGAAACAAGATTGATGGAATGCGTCAGAAATTGCATGCACCTGAGATACCGGGTTATCAAACTCGGTGGGTGAATGATTACACTGGTCGTATTCAATCACTGACTGAACATGACGATTATACGTTCGTGTCTAAGTCAGAAATTTCCGACCCCATGGGTCGAGCAAAAGTGGGTGATCCCAACGTGACCCCGGAAATGCAAGTCGGAGATCGAGTTGCCCGAATAGTTGGTGCTGATGGCGGTTCCCCCGTCTATGCCTACTTGATGAAAAAACGAAAGGAGTTTTTTCTGCAAGATCAGGCTGAGAAGGAGAAAGAACTTCTCGAAGTAGAAACTCAACTAAAACGTGGTCGTGAAGATGCCGCGATGTTTTCGCACGGTAACGTCGAAATATCCCGGCGCGGAGCGACTTAACCACAGGAGCAATCAATGGCAAACATTGACAACCCTCGCGGAGCACGCCCGGTCAAACGACTGGACGGTGGTTCCGCCGTGGTGACAAACAAGTATTCGGTTGATTCAAGCAACAGCACAGCCATATTTATCGGCGATTTCATTAAACTTGAAAGCGACGGCTATGTGGCACCTGCTGGTGCCGGTGGCAACATCATTGGTGTGTGCCTCGGCGTCTTGAACGATTATGACGACTTGAAACGTCGCTACTTACCCGCCTCAACAGCGGGGACAATTCTGGTGTGTGATGATCCTTGGATGATTTACGAAGTTCAAGAGGATTCGGGCGGTGGAGCGCTGGCTTTTACGAATATCGGCAACAATTGCGATATCGTGGCTGGATCTGGCTCGACGACGACTTCTATATCAGCACATGAAATCGACAGTTCTGATGCAAAGACTGCCGTCGCACAACTTCGTCTTTTGGCTATTTCGCCAAGAGAAGACAATGCGGCTGGCACCAATGCTGATTGGCACGTCTTAATCAATGAGCATGCGTTTAACGACGTAGCGCTTGCTGGCGTATAAGGGAGATTAAGATATGGCTGTTACAACTACACAAACCCACCCGAAACTGTTATGGTCCGGACTGTTAAAAGTCTGGAGCGAGAGCATGCACGGTGATTGGGACGAAGAGTATTCGAAGATTTTCGGTTCAATGGAATCAGAAAAGGCATTCGAAGAGATGCAACAGGTCACCTACTACGGTCTTGCACCGGAGAAGACGCAGGGTTCTGCACTGACCTATGATGCAGAGCAACAGGGTTATAACAAACGTTTTACCCACGTTGCTTACGCTCTTGGTTTCCAGATCACACGGGAAGCAAAAGACGACTTGCAGTACATGGAAGTCGCAACTCAGCGGATTAATGCCGTTGCTCGTTC